TTTTTCCATACCACCCATGTCCATCATTCCACCTTCTTGGGCCATGATCCGTGGTTGTTGCATCATTCCTCTTTGTGCCATCATTTGTCGTTGCATCATAGGATCCATCATAGGTCTTGGCATTTGATTTGGCATTGTTGTTGTATTAGCCATACCTGTAGATTCATCATCCGAGAATGATTTAATATTTTGACCATCTAATTGTAATGTTATCGGAGGCATACCTGCATTACCACCCATTGAAAACTGTGGTCGTTTCATAGAATACAAAGCACCTAATGCTTTTTGTCTAAAATCTTCATCTTCATCGTCACCACCATCTGCAAAACCCATACGTCCACCGTTAGCTGCAAACTGAACAAAGTCTGTTGGAATAGGTGCAAAGTTTCCACGTTCTAGTTCTAATCTTCTTTGATATTCTTCCATTGATTCATCTTCTCTTTTGTTATTCATATAGTTTGTATATAAACCAGACAATCCTGATATACCTGAAATTGTTGCAAAAGCATTTTCTGGTTTAAATGCTGATTTTGCTATATTTTTAAAACCTTCAGTTATACCTTTAAAACCTCCACCGCCGCCACCGCCGCCACCGCCGCCAGTAAACATACCAGCTAGTTTAGACGTACCAAAACCTTGATTACCAAACAGTGATCCACCTAACTTTGTACCACCGCCAAGATAATAACCACCTAATGCTAATAGTGCCATCTTACCTAATGGACTCTTAGCTATTTTCTTAATTCCTTTAAATGCTTTTTTAAATGGTTTTGTAATTGACTTAACAAGTTTACCTAAGAAGTATCCTTGTCTAAGGTCCGCAATCCCTCCACCAGCAAAGTTAGCTCTTCCACCATTTGCTAATGTAATTGTTGGTGTGCCATAAAAATATTGACCAGCAAAAGCTGGGTTAGTGTAACTTGAAGTACCACTTAGATCAACAAAGTCTGTTGGAATATCTGGAAGTCCTCCGCCGCCACCGCCCGGTGGTGGTGTGCCAGTTCCAGGTTGTGTTTGTTGGCCGCCTCCGCCGCCTCCGCCACCGCCACCGTTTCGTATTATAGGACCTGGTGTAAATTCTCCGTCTACAAACATTTGATCATAAGGTCTGTAAACGTTTTCAAAATCTTTTTGTGATATGTTATCTTGACCTATAACTTCAAATTGTTTTTTACCTCTTGCTAAATTTTTTCCTGTAAGTCCGTAATTACTCATGTCATAATCTACAGCAAAAGGATCCTTCATATTAGGTTCACTAAATGTAGTTTCTCCTACTCTTTCAATTTGATCTAAAAAATCATCATCGTCAGGATTAAGACCCAAATTTAATTTTTTGTTTAGTGATTTTGCTAAAGTCATTCTACGAGATTTAGTTTGGGCTTTTTTTATGTTTTCAAAAAAAGATAGAGTTTGTTTAGTTTCTTTAGCTTCTTTTTCTTTAGCTGCTTTTTCAGCCGCTGCTTTTTCTCTATCTTTTGCAGCTTGAGCATTTACTAGTTGTTGTCTTTGAAAACCTTTTTTTTCTGTAGTATTGTGTCCTGCATAAGGATCAGAACCTGAGGGTGTATCATTACCTAATCTTTGATCAGATTTAGCTTGATCCTCTGTTTTACCTGCATGACCAGCGTGTCCGAATTGAGCCTGTGATCTACCTGGTGACATACCAGATCCTGTTTTATCAGACTTTCCACTTTGATATCCACCTGGTCCTCTATAACCCGGTCTTGATCCATCTGCATTTTCTTTAACGAGTTGCATAACTCCACCATCAGCAGCCATTTGTCTAGGGTCTTCCATCATGCTACCAATACCTTCTTCGTTAGAACTCATCTGTGCTTCCGCTGCAATCTGTTCTAAAAATTGTCTCATGGACATTGGCTCTAATCCTTGTTCAAGCATGTCATCAACATATGCATCGTACTCTTCTTCTAATTCAGCCATTTGCATTTGCTGCATCTCTTGAATTTGTTGTGGTGATTTAGGTCCTTCATTACCTGAGTAGGTAATTTCTGGTGCGCCTGTATCTAGTGATTCTAATCCTGTTTTCATATAATTTTTTACGTTAGTTTAAAAGCAGGATTTTAACCTGGGGTTTCTTACATTACTTGTTTTTGTCAAGTAAATCAAGTCTATGTTGTAACAGTTCTTTTCTGAACTTCTAGAGCAGATAAGACTACGTGTAGCCTATTTGCTGTAGCTGCTGTTACTTTTAATATTTCACTTTCCTCTAATACAAGAGGTGCTGTCAATAGTTCCGTGGTCCCATTAGCAGATATTGATTTTGTCTTAAATAAACTAAATACAGCCGCTGCTGTATCTGTAACGGTTACAGTTATAGTATCTGCATTACCTGAGTCCTCTGACACTAATATAGATTTTATAATAGATGTTGTAGCAGTTGGCACTGTATATAATGTTGTAGCACTTGTTGTAGTTAAATCTACTTTTTTATTTGTAAATGTATTAGCCAAAGAAATATGCCTCCGCTTCCGCTTCTTCTTTTAAATCTTGTTGAAACGTTGTATTTAATTTTTGCACAATACTATCTATATCTCTAACTAAAGATTGTTGTATTTGTTCATCATAATCTTTAGCGGGTTGTGTAAGTGATTGTACTATTCTAGCCATTATCTTCTACCATCTGGTTGTATATCTAATCTAAATGTACCTAGTTTCCAAAACTGACTTGTACTACTATTAGATACTTTTAATGATATTGATCTAGCTCTAGCACGTGTGTCAAGTTTTTGTGTAGAATTGTTTACAGTAAATGGACCAAGTGATGAGCTTGCTGCTGTGTCATTAGGAAAATCTTTTAAATTTAATGTAACAACACTATCACCTGTTTGTGATAAAAAGTCTGGTAACACTCTTCTAATTTTCATCATAAACTCACCATCACCTTGTAAACCTTGATTACCTATATCAAAATCTCCTGATTGTATGTTTGCTGTAATAGAATTTGTTGTACCTTCTTTAATTTCATCTAATCCTTTTTCGTGTTCAAAGTATGTAGAAGTTCCGTCTGTACATCCAATAACATGATCTTTGTTTGTAGTTGCTGTTGTATCACTACTATTATATTCTGTTGCGTGTGGTTGACCAAACACTGCAGAATCTTGCCATGCAGATCTTGCTAGAGTACCTGTTGTCCATACAGGTCGCTCTGGTGTTGAGTCTAAATAATTATAAGTAACCATTCTATTAACTGTGCCTGATCCAGAGTTAGGATAGAACCACATAATTTCACCAAACAAATTATTTAAACCTGCATTGATGTGTTGTTTAGGAATTGTATTAATATCATCGTAAACATGATCTTCAACTAAACATGGAAGTGATTCTAGTTTACCAGTATATCTAAAGAAACCATTTTCTGACATCCAATAAGCAGCACCATCAACTTCAACACATGCATTTTGTCCTATCAATCCACAGTTAGTACCAACTTGTTGGAATGAGAAAGTAAAAGGTGCACCAACAAATCTCATAATAAATAATGCAGTATCAGTCCAAACATAAATTGCATCTCTACCTCTTATAGCTCCCATAATTTTTGATCCATCTGCAAGTCTTTGTGTACCTGCAGTGTTAGTAGCTGATGGTGCATAAGAAGTTGTTTCGTCAATAGATTCTTGATCAGAAAATCTTATAAACATTTCGTCTTTAGTAGTTTTTGTACCTATAGTTGTTTCTGTTCCAAAAAATATTAAGTGTCTATCTGGTGTTGATACTAAACTAAATGCAGATGCTGTTGGAGCATTTGCTAATATTGTTGCTCTTGTTGAGTTAGCTGTTGCAGAATCAGAATCCCATTCAAATGTTTCTCCACCTGATATAGTTGCAATAAGTTTATTACCAAAATTATCTAATGACCATAGTCCAGGTGCTGTAACAATGTCACCTGATGTTGCAGCATTCCATGCAAAAAAGTTTGATGCGTCTGTAACAACCGCACCTGATGAATGTATGGCTGCTGTTGTACCGGATGCTCCTCTTGTTAATCCTGATAATGTTCCTCCACTATTTCCTGTATATGTAATTAGTTCAGATCCTATAATAACTGTTCCTGAAGATGGAAACGAAGTTGAGCTTGCTAAAGTTAAAGATGTGACTGATGCATTTATTCCTGATGATAGAGTTGATGTAAATTGTCCTTGTGCTTGACCACCCCATGATCCAAGGCCCCAACCTGTTGTTGCAACTTCAACTGCTGGTCCAACAGAATAATAATGTTGTACACGAATACCACCAGAAGTGCTTGCTCCTGATCCTGATTCGTTAGATGCCATAGTAATAGTTATTGTAGTTGTTGTCGGTATAGTTGTTACTTGAAATTTAT